AGTTTCGCTTAATGCTGCGGTGCAGATCGTGACATTCGGAACGATCTCGGAAATAGATACGTCGAGCTACACGGTAGGCGAAACTTTATATATCAACGGAACCGGAACGCTTTCGGCAACGAAACCAACCGGAGAATCAAAACTCATCCAGAACATCGGAATGGTTCAACGAGTTCACGCAACCGCCGGATCGATCAAGGTCGGCGGAGCAGGTAGAACAAATGACACACCAAATCTAAATGAAAACAAAATTTTTATCGGCAATGCGTCAAATCAAACGACGACTCAAACCCTATCAACAGCTATCTCGGGAGCTGGTTCGCCTATTATTTCAACAGGCTCGACGGCTCCTTCGTCGACTCCTGCAAAAGCTGGCGACATATTTGTAAACACAACCGCTGGCGACGTCTACATCGCCAAGGGTTCGGCATCGTCCGAAGATTGGGTTCTGGTTTCATGATATATTAATAGTGAAGAGGTAATGTTTAGGTCTTCACCAAACGGTGATCCACCGAAAGGTGATTTACTAAAACGACAATTGAGAATCAGAACGTACAGAGACAGTCCGGGGAGAATTGTCATATCGAGATCATGAACAATGAGCAGCGAGTTAATAGCAATGTTAGGCGGCGGCGTGACGGGCTTCGTCATGAAGCTGATCTCGGCTCAAATGTCTATACAGGCGAAGGCGATAGACAATATGATCAATCGCCAGAAACTGGCCGACGACTCTGCCGACCGAGCAGCCAAACGCGACGGCTCCGGTGGTGCTTGGATTCGTCGAATGATTGCAATCTGCATTCTGTTCTCGATGATCTTCGCGCCGTTTGTCATGGCCTTCTTCGATATTCCGGTGACGGTCGAAAAAACCAAGGGCGGCATTCTCAGCTTTCTGGGTTTTGGTCTGAATGGCTGGAAAAATCTAGAGGGCTTCGTTCTCCTTCCCGAGGTTCGTCAGGGGATGCTTGCGATCCTGGGGTTCTATTTCGGCAGTTCACAGGTTAAGTAAGATGGATATATCCGACAAAACCTCGATTACCATACCGCTTCGCAATCTCATCGCGTTGATCGCCTTCACGATTGTTTCCGTTAGCGGCTACGTCAACATGGTTGGCCGTCTAGCAACACTGGAGAACGCACAAGCGATCCGCGACGTAGAGATCGGGATGAATTCGGAATTCCGAATAAAGTGGCCGCGTGGTGAAATGGGAGCTTTACCGGAGGACGCCGAGCAAAATCTGCGGCTGACTTATGTGGAAAAGCACGTCGAAGAAATGACTGGCGAGCTTGAGAGATTGAAGGCGTTTGGTTCAACCAACTTTGATCTGAAGGACAAGAAGTATTTAGACGTTAAATGACATGGAGACGCATTTCATCAGATCGGTATATTCGGCAGTGCTAGGACTCATTGGATCATTCGCATCGATCACAAGCGTGAGCGAAGTTCTGACGGTCCTCGGAGCCGTTGTGTCGATCTGTTCGGGATGCTTGGCAAGTTACCATTTGATGCTGGGAATACGCATCCGCAAGCGGGACATCAAAGAAAGGGAGAACAACTAGTGGCTAAGGCAACAGTAGAAGTAAAAGTTCCTGAAAGGATTTTAATAGAGATTGAAAACGAGCTTTTTAAGCTGGGAGACCCAAAGTGGGTTTTCGCAAGATATCAGGCTGCCGCAAAAGAGGCTATGAAGCCAGTATTAAAACATGTTTTCGCGACCGCTCCACACGACACCGGAAATCTTCAAAAGGCAATAACCCTCAACAGTAGACGAAGTCGCAAAAAAAAGGGAGTTTCCAGCGCCCGTGTAGGTGTTGGCTCTAAAAAGATTTTTGTAAAACTAAACAAAAGCGGAAAGCCTGAATTGTATAGACCTGCTGATATTATAAATGCAATTGAGTATTCAAAGTCTGGAAAAGCTGGAACCGGATGGATGAGTCAAGCACAAAAAGAGAAAGCAAAACCTCGGGAACTTGAACAAAGAATTAGATCGTTTATCAATGTCGCTATAAAGAAAAGAACTAAGTTTTTAATAAACAAAAGAAAAAAGGCTAAAGCAAAATGATAACCGATTTAAGATCTTACATATTAGCCGATTCTTCGATATCGGATGAAATAGGAACTAGACTATTTCCAGAAATAGCTCATAACATAACGGCAGACGATCCGTATGCAATATATACGGTTTTTAGTAGTAGCACTGTCGATTGTCACTCAGACTCTGGGATTCTGCACGAAGACCTTATAGAAGTGAGTGTACACGCATCAACGGTTACTAAAGTTTATGAACTAGCCGAGTTGTTTAGATCCAGACTAAGCAACAAAAGAGTTGCCTTGGGACCATATGACGCCTATATAAAGTGGTCCTCATTCAACACAAATTATTCAGACAACGATGAAATTTTTTCAGGGTCAATAACCCTAGATATAACCTGGAGCTAAGGGCTCCTCTAAAAACAACAACCTAAACAATAAAAAAACATGGCTAAATATGCAGCAAATGGGGCCACCGTTACGATCAATACTCACGGATCGGATGATGCCCTTTATAGTAGTGATAATGCAGAAAGTATCTCAAATGTTGTTTCGTTCGGGGTTCCTTCAGACTCTAGCGACGAAATCGACGTTTCGGATCACAGTTCAAACCGACGTGAATACGTTAATGGATTAATAGATAGCGACGATATGACAATCGAGCTAGTCTACGATCCAGCAGACACTGGACAAGGATACCTTCGTGATTATGTTGGCTCAACCGAGAAGGAGTTTGTAATAACTCTGAGCGGTCCTGCGGCGAGCAATACTCACACCTTTAACGCATTGGTAAAAAGCTTTAGCATTGATCTTCCAGCAGATGGAGCGATCACCGCTACCGCTACCATCAAGCGTGTTGGTGTCGATCAGCTAACCACAGTTTAATAGTTTTATTTAGCCGACCATGAAAGAACAAACTATTAAAGTTAAAATCAACGGAAAGAATCGCGAAGTCTATGCTGGCAATGCGGCTCTTTTACGTTTTCGTCGCTCTGGGGGAGATATGGCGTTAATTTCTTCGGCAACCGGAGAGGATAATAACGAGCTATTTGATTCCCTAGACGCAATCACAAAACTAATTTGCGTTAACCTAGTTGAGAATGACTTAACCCCAGAGGAAGTTGCCAACGGGGTAGAGTCTATGCCTGAACTATTTAACGCCGCAGGAGTCCTGCTTAATCAAGTTCCTTGGTTGGTCGGCTCCAGTAAAGAACAAGAATAATACGGGCTCCGATGACGCAGGGCGATTACGATAAAGCATTGCTAGATGATTTTGCATTTGCTGTAGTCGCCTTGCGTTTAAGGCCTGACGATTTCTGGTCAATGAGTCGCGGGGAATATCTGGCATGCGTAAACATGTGGCGACGACTCAATGGCCAGGAAGTGGAAAATACTAATAATCAAGAACGAGTAGACTCGTTCTCTAAATACTTGCAAGGCACCTTTGGGGGCAAATTAAGAAAAAATAATCATGGCTAAAAGTGATCTAAGCTCAGTATATATCGAGGTCGTCGTAAATGCAGATGGTGTTGTTAAGCCTATGAGTGCTGCTCAGAAGGCTTTTTTCAATTTCCGCAAAGAAACGTCAAGACACAAGGGCCTAGGCAAATCGATAGCAGGTCAAATGACCAAAATGGCTGGAGGAATTTTTGCAGTACATAAGGCCGTTAGTCTCTTGTCGTCAGCCGCTAGGCAAATGTTTGCAGACCTTAGCACATTCCAGCGAATGTCTGTAGAACTTAAGGTGGCCACTGGATCTGCGGAGAACGCCGAAGCAGCCTTCTCCATGATCCAAGAAACGGCCAAAGAGCTGCCATCATCGATTCAGGATATTACGGAAGGCTTTGTTCGACTCAAGAACATGGGCCTTGATGCCAGCAAGGATTCACTAATTTCCTTCTCTAATACGGCTGCTGCTATGGGCAAATCCCTTAAGCAATTTATAGAAGGTGTTGCGGATGCTAATACGCGAGAGTTTGAGCGGTTAAAGGAATTCGGTATCTTGGCCCGTAACCAAGGGCAAACTATTCGGGTAACATTCAGGGGCATAACAAAAGATATAGAAAATTCAAGCAAATCTATTGTCGGATACCTTACTGATATAGGAGATCAAGAATTTGCTGGGGCTGCGACTGAACAGATTAATACACTTTCAAGCCGAGTAACCAAACTTAAGGATGCCTTATTTAAGCTAAACGTATCTCTTGGAAAGTCAGAGGCTGGTGCAGTTGGGGAATTCATTGGTTCCGTAACCGAGGGAATTGAAAATTTTGTTGATGAAAATGAACTTTCTAAGTTTCGTGACCGATTAACTAAGGTAATGAAGATTGAAGGGCCTGGGTCGGCGTACATGTCTCCCGCCATCGTTTCTATGGATAAAGTTCCCAGGTCGCTAGAAGAAATTAGAAATATTTTTGAAAACCTTAAGAGATCTGAAATTAAGCTTGCCGAAAAATTTCTTGAACAAGAACTGAAGGTGTTGTGGGCTAAAAGATATTCTGGTGACCTTAGTGACAAAGAGAACGCTGCGATGTCTGATAGATACTACACTATGGAAAAAGCTCTTGACAGAGCAAGAGAAACCTTAGGTGTAAAAGAAGCAGAAGCAAAAAAGGCTAAGGATATAAAAAGCGATGAGGAAGATGCAGTTGAACTAAAGAAACAAAATAAAAATATAGAGGAGGCTCTCGCTGTATTTAGCAGAAATAGAAGAATTGAGGTATACAAACAGCTTGGTCTTGAAAAAGCTCTTTTAACAGAGAGAGATGCATCTGTTCAAAAGCTAAAAGAAGCTGAGGCTTCTTTAG